AGTTCTCTCGCAGTTGCTGCTTTGTTTGCAAGAATACCAATATTTACATTATCATTAAAAACAGCATAATGAAGAAGGAAAGATACCACGGTAGTTGATTTACCGGTTTGTCGAGGCATCTTACAGATATTAAATCTGTGCTTATGAAATCTTTCTACTAATTTTTCCTGAAACGGATACATTTTAAATGGTTGTAATCCGTGATCAAGAGTTACAATTTTTACATAATTTCTTGCAAAATAAACAGGATCACTCTGACATTTAATAAACTCCTCAATTTGTTCCTGAGTGAACTCAATTGGAGTATTTGCTTTTTTCAGGAGTGGATTACCTAAGTATACATCAGACATAATAATACCTCCTTATGTTAAATCATAAAAACCAATAGCACCAGTAATATCTGCAGCACCAGTAAGAGATCTTGCTGCAACTGTGTAAATATCACTTACACCTGCTTGAGTTGCTCCCAACTGTAAGTCCCAATTGTATCCTTGCTCTACAGTAATGATTCCACCTGCTTGATTAGAACCATAAACATATCTCAAACTAACAATATCACCACCAGTCATTGTGGATGCTGTAATATCATATTCCACATTATCAGATTCTGAATTTGGAATATCTGTAAATGCAGCACCAGTTAGAGTTCCATTTTTAATCAATGCGACTTCATATGAAGCATTATTGTTTGTAGGAAAAGCAAGAATTTGTTGTGGAATTACAACTGCAAATTCTCTTCCTTGTTTTAATCTTATTGATACAAGAGGTTCAAAAGATGCTCCAACCTCAGTATCTGCAGTTCTTCTTGCAATATTTTCTGCTCTTTTTCTTTCATAACCACCATTAGACATAACACTTGCACAAATCTGCTTCATCACTGAAGAAGAAGTTGTAATTCCCGTATTTTCAATTTCATAACGAATTGGAAGAGTTGCAGATATCATATACACACTATCAATTAAATTTGAATGATTGAATTGATGTACTGTGATAAAGTTTCCATCAATTGCAAACCCAACTCTCACAGAACCCACACCTAACCACTCATATTCAGAGAAAAGAATTTGTGCCTTGGTTAAATCTAAAGCAATACCACTTGGATTATCTGTACTAATTCCTGTTCCATCTAATCTATCAACATTCCATTCTGATTGTGGAATAGTAACTGTGGATAAAATTCCAGATACTGATGTTCTTTTGATGATGTTAACTTGAGAATCAACTTGTTCTAAAAATATGCCGTTTTCAGAAGAACCATATCCAACTCTTTGAGTTAAATTTTCTTTTGGTTCATTAAAAACAAAAGTTTGTAATACTTGAAGAGATTTTCCTGGTTGATACGAAAATGCTCTCATACTTTGACGAACTAATCTGCATCCAGCAGTTGTTCCAATTCCTAAAGTGGCAGTACTTTGTGCGGTGATAAATCCAACAGTAGAACCAGTTCCTACAACTACATCATCAAAATCACCGTCTTGATTATAAATGTGAGATGAATCAAACAGTGTTACTGGATTTGAAACTTTTACTCTTCCAAATAAATCTGTGGAAAAATTTCCAGATCCAGAAACTCCAGATGAAGATGATGAAGAATCACAATCACAGATATTTCCAAATCTATCTGCTCTCATGAACACTTCAAAAAGTGTTCTTTCTTGATTTAGATAATCTTGTTCATTTTTATTCCACTGTGCCATTAATCATTCGCCCCAAGTTAATCTTTCTGGTTGATATCTTTTTATATTTTTGATCTTTGATATTTGTGAAGATGAAGGATAAATGTTATGAACAATTGCACCTGGATATTCTCCTTGAAGTTGTTCTGCTAGTTCATTTTTATTCATAATACTTCCCTCAACTTCCATTCTATAAATTTTTCCTTCCCAGACAACATCAGCAAAGAATGATTCTCTAGCAACTTCTGGTTCTGAACTATTGATATAAAGATTTCCGTTGAAATCTCCAGAGATATTTACTGACTCCGATAAAAATTGTTTGAATGATTTCATCAGTTACATCTCCAACGACGAAGTGCTTTATTAATTCTTGAATCTGGATCTCTTGCAGTTTCCGCAGAAGTTAATCTCTTTTTCATTCCTTTCATACGACTACAAAATGATTTACGACGATCTGCTCTTTTTCCTTTTGGATTTTTTTCAGTTACTGCAGTTTGTAATTTTGATCCAGGATTTTCTCTACGATATGCATCAACTGCTTTTTGACTCAATCCATCTGTCTTATCTTTACGATTCACCTTTTGCCAATCTTCAGTCTGCAAAAACTGCTCACCTGGTTTGATATCTGAAATATTGTATGCTAAAACTCTTGCTCCAGGATATACCTTATCAATTTGATCCTGAACATCCTTTCTAGTTGGCATAGAAACCTGTGGGAAGAACATCTTCATCGCATAATACTTTCCTCTCCAATTAAGAGTCACAAGAAGAATATTTCCTGTTTTTGATGGAATTCTTACTGCTTCGTTGACTTCATTATAATCCATAAGTTGATCACAAATACAAGGATTTTGTCCACATCGTTCACAAACAATTGGATCTGCTTTGATTACATCATCAATTACCGCAAATGTTTCTCCGTATGCATCTTGAATTTCAATTTCTTCACTTACTGATTTCCATTTTCCACCCGCCTTTTTATATTCTTTTGCTGCCCAACCATTTGCATAAGCTGATGGATAAACATCAAACTTTGCTTTTGCCTTTGCCTTCATTTTTGACCATAAAGAAGGATTTGTTGGAACATTCTTTTCTTCAAGTGCTTGAAGTTCTCTCTCTCCTTCAAGTTGTTCAAGAATTTTTTTAACTAATGGTGATTGCTCTTTTACACAATTGGGAACCATTTTATTTCCTTTCTTCTTCATTCCAACCTGTCTATATCCTTTCCAACATGGATCATCTTTTGCTTCATCCATAGATCCATGAACATTATGCTCTCCGCTATCAATATAATCCGCAGCAGAATCAATATAATCTGCTGCTTTTGTAATTTTAGACTGAACCCAAGCCTCTACATTCCCTTCTCCTTTCATTTTTGATTTGAGACGATCTACTGCTTTTCTGATTGTCTCAAGTTCAGAACGAATCATTGAGTGCTCATGATCTGGTTGTTTTTTTGCTTCTTCCATTGTTGAATCTGGTATAGATACGGTTACTGCATCCCACATTTTTGGGCCATAGGAGCATTCTCTTCTTCTTTCTCTTTTTCTACACATTGGACAGTATCTAATTTCTTCCATTTCTTCCTTAATTTTATTAGATACCATTTTTGGGGTTCCTCCTTTACCTGGACGATCTGCAACTGGATCTGCTTCTCTTTTTCTTCTCACTGCTGCAGCAATTTCATCCTTGGACATTTTTGCTGCTTTTTCTTTGGAGAGACACTTTGGTTTTGGTTCTCCAGGTTCACGAGCACATTTACCAATTCTTTCACCCTTGGTATTATAACGATCCCATCCACCACCACCTACACCACCTTTTTCTCCTTTACCAAACCATATGCCAAGATCCTCATTAATCTCTTTCGCATAATCATCGGGAGTTTTTTCATACTTATTGACAAATCCATTATGCAATTGCTTTGCTGTTAAATCATGCTTTTTCATTATTTTTCGCATAATTTTGTCAATAGAATCATATGAAGTGTCTTTAATGCCATTTAATGACACCTCAAGTTCTTGAATAGCATCTTTTAAAGTTGTCGAAGTCATTCTACTGGTTTTGATTCAGTGTCCTCACCATTTGCTCTCTTCTTTCTTCCGGCACAGTGTGCTTTTTGAGAAAATCCTTTAGGATTTGAGCAGTCAATACTCTTTTTATATTTATTACTCCACTCTTCTTGAAATTGCTTAAGAGTTTTCATTAGTAGATTGCTTCTTTAATAATTTAGCTAACTCTGCAGTTGACCCAACAAACAATGCATTTGTGACATTTGTTGGTCCTTTATTTCCTTTGTCTTGATCAAGATCTTTCAGTTTTTTCTGAAGATCCATAAGTTTATCTGTTGCATCAGAAACATTTTTAATCAATTGTCCTGCAACTTCATATGCCCTTGGCATTTCACTCTCTTGGGCAAGTTCCAAAATGCCATTAATTGCTTCTTGCCCCTTTTCTATTAATGAATACAAATTTCCTCTAGTGTATTCATAATCTTTTTTTACATCTTCAGCAGAAGACGAAATTTTCTCAATTTTTTCAACATTATTAATATCATCAATATTATTTTTTACTATTTCTCCAGAAACATTAAATGTCTCATTCAATTCATCAAAATTTTTGGTCATATTCATGAAAATCCGCCACTAAAACCAAAGTCATCACCAACTTCGATCAATAAATTATCTTCATTTGTAATTTTCTTAACATCAGAACCAGAAACATGATTTGATATTGTAGTTTGATCTGCTCCCCTCTCAACAGTTAATGTATTACCTGTTTTTGATTTAATATACATTTCTTCATTGTCAATGACAATATAAGTTCCTTCTATAATTGATGATGCATCATCAACATCAATCTTTGTTTCTGTTAATCCAATGTCCTTACTTAGATTTGTAGTTATAGTACCGGTATAATTTTTAATTGCTCTTGGTTCAGAAGAATATGTGAGATCCCTTGCCCCTGATTTTGAATCTGATCCAGAAGAAGATGCTGCGATATATCCAACAGAAA